GAAGCATTTGCAAAAGAACTTGAAGATGTAAAAATCAGAGAACTTAATGCTAAATTAGTTGCACAAAAAGATTATGGCATAGATACAACAGCCACAGAATTAGAGATAGCAAATGCAACTAATGAGATAAATACAAAATCAAATACTAAGTCATTAGAAGAACAGAAAAAGTACGAAGAATCATTACAATCTTTAAAAACTCAAGCAATAACAGCCGGGTTTGAATTGCTAAATGCACTTAACCAACAAAACGAAAATGCAACTGAAGAACAACAAAAGAAATCATTTGAAAGGGGCAAAGCATTATCTATTGCACAAACAGTAATTAGTACATATATGGCTGCACAATTAGCATATCAAAGTCAATTTATACCCGGTGTGCCTGACCCTTCATCACCTATAAGAGGTGCAATTGCCGCAGCAGCAGCAGTAGCAAGTGGATTAGCTAAAGTTATAACTATTAAAAAACAAACCTTTAAAGGAACAGGCAGCACAAATACAAGCGGAGGTAGTGGCGGTGGAACTGGTGGTGGAGGTATTCAAGCACCAACAACAGGCTTTACACAAATAAGACAACCACAGAACCCAAACCAACCACAACAAAAGCAACCCCCTGTTAAAGTATTTGTGGTTCAAAAAGACATTCAAGAAGCTACAATAGCAGCCGATAGAATCACAGCCAAAGCAGTTGTAAAATAAACAAAAATAAATTTAGTACTTATTAGGATATGGAATTACCAGTATTACAAATGTCAGTAGATGACAGCGTACAGATAGGAATTACTTGTATGTCATTGGTAGATAGACCTGCAATAAAGGTAGGTTGGATTGCATTTGAAGAACAACAAGTAAAATTCTCAATAGAAAATGAGGAAGAACGAATTGTCTTTGGTGCAGTTTTAATACCAAACCAATTAATTTATAGAGAGTTTGAAGGGATAGGTAAATGTAATGTTACCTGTACAGAAGCGAACATTCGTAAGATTAGAGAAAAGTTTTTTAAATCTCAAAACACCACAGCAGTAAATACTAACCATCAAGGTTCACCAGTTCAAGCCTACCTTATGGAATCCTTTATTTCAGACGAAAAGAAAGGAATACCAAATCCTGCACCGTTTGATTCTTTACCTTATGGAACTTGGTATGTAGGATATAAGATAGAAGATGACCAAGTTTGGGAAGATGTAAAATCGGGCAAGTTTGTAGGGTTCAGTTTAGAAGGTCAATTTAATTTAGACCCACAAGTAAGTGAGGATTCAATCATTGAAGAAATTGAACAGATGCTTAGTAAATTAAACAAATAGTAAATAGTAACTTATTAATAAAATGACAACAATAGAAAAATTAACAAATTTACGTGACAAAATCAAGGTGGCATTTTCAGAATACGATACACCCCCACCAGTAGTTGAGGAAGTAGAAGCGGCTGATTATGTTGAAACAACTTTAGAATCAGGCGAAGCAGTAAGAGCAACACCAACATTAGCAGTTGGAAGTGTTATGTCTTTAATTTCACCTGATGGTGATATTCCTGCACCTGATGGTTCACACACTTTAGTAGATGGAACACAAGTAGTAGTTTTGGATGGTATTATTTCAGAAGTAGTAGAATCAGAAATACCCGAAGCAGAATCACCTGACATGGTAGAAATGAAAAGCGACATGGGAACTTTAAAAACCGAAAATGAAAAACTAAAAATGAGCATTGTAGAAAATGCAAAAGCGGTTGAGTTAAAGTTTGCGGAATTGGAAGCTAAGATAGCAAATCATAACAAGATTAATGAATTGTTAAACGAAGCATTTGTGGCGTTATCTGAAGTGCCTGTAAGCACACCATCACAACCCGTGAAAACAGATATAGTGCAAATGTCAGCACAAGAATTAATACAAGCACAAACTGCAAAGTTTGAAAAATTGAAATTAGAAAAATTTAAAAAATAAACCAAATGGGATTAGTAGTATCAAGTTTAGTAAACTATGTAAACGAGCAATCGAGAGAATTGCTAACAGCCCTGCATTATGAAGGTAAGACAGCACCGTACTTAACCCCAATAGCAGGAGTAAAAAAGACAGATGCTTTGCAATTATTTGCATTGACAGCGTATCCACAAGAAGCCACAGGATGTGATTTAGTAGCATCAGGTAGTGCAACATTCACACAGCGTGAAATCACCGTTTCCAAAATTGGTTATCGTGATGAACTTTGTATGGATGCTTTGTTACCAAAGTGGACTCAAATGTTACTTGCACCGGGTGCAGCAGGAGAGGATGAAATCACAGCACAGTTAGCTGCTCAAATGAGTGATGAACTTAAAGCCTTAATCGTAGAAAATATTGAAGTAGCAACTTGGCAAGGTAACACCTCTTCAGGTGATGCAGTATTGGCAATGTTTGATGGCTTTATCAAGATAATCACAGCAGCAACAGCAATCAACGGTAACACAGGTAACGTAACAGTAGCAACAGGTATTACAACTTCAAACGTTATTGCAATTGTTAACGCAATGTGTGCAGCACGTACAGAGAAACTAAAACACGCAAGTGACCAAGTATTATTTGTAGGAACTGATGTGTTTGACCTTTACGTTCAAGCCTTAGAAACTGCAAACCTTTATCACGTTGACCAAACTAAATGGGTTAATTACGAAATGGGTGTAATTGGTAAGAATGTTACTTTGGTAGGAGTACCGGGATTAACAGGAACAAGTAAACTTTATCTTGGACAAAAGCGTAACTTCTTCAAAGGTTTTGACCTTTTAGATGATTCTGATAAAGTTGAGTGGAAAATTTTGGAAAGTGACAAAATGAGATATACAGCCAAATTTAAGATGGGTGTTCAGGTTGCTTATCCAAGTGAAATTGTAGAATTTATTTTAGTATAATTATGGCTTGTGCATTAACCCAAGGATTCGTTAAAGGTTGTAAAGATTCAACAGGTGGTGTTAAGGAGTTTTTCTTAGCAAACCGACCTACTGACTTTGCCGTAACAAAGAATGCAAGTGGTCAAGTAACAAGCTATACAGGAACAGTTGCGTGGTATAAATATATACCACGTAAGCAGACTTCAACTTTTGGTGAATCAATCACTACAAGTGAAGAAAATGGAACAGTATTTTTCGCCCAAACAGCCCAATTACTTTTAAGTAAAATGGAAGTTGGAAAGCAAAGAGAGATATTATTACTTGCACAGGCTGACCTATTATTGATTGCAAAAGACCAAAATGGATTCTACTGGCTTCAAGGAGTTGACAATGGTGTCAATTTAGCACCAAGTGAAGCAACAGCAGGTAAAGCGTATGGAGATATGAACGGTTACACGCTTAACTTTGAAGCGGCTGAACCAAGTAATATGCCTACAATATACTTCCCTGCATTTAGTGGAAACATATCAGGATAATCATTAGTTAACTATCAAAGGAGGCTGTAAGAAATTACAGCCTTTTTTGTTTTATAAACAATTTTTAAAATTTTACTTATTAAAGAAATGGTTATAATTAATAGGGCAGCCACAAGTATATTAGATTTGACTTTAACAGAAAATGTTACTTTAACAAATCCATATTATTTATTTGTGTTTACGAATAAAACAACCAATAAAGTTAGTACTTGTTTTTTAACTGACACAAGTGTTTACCCTGAAAGATACAATCGGTTTAATTTAACAGAACCTGCAAACGTAACTTTAATTTCGGGAGATTACATTTATCAGGTATATGAAAAATCAGTAGTAACACAGACTATTCCAAGTGATGACTATTTATTGGAAACAGGAATAGCACGAGTGCCAGTAATAGCATTGACAGAAACTGAATTTGAAAGCACATTGAACGTAGCACCGATAGTATATGAAACAACCGATTAAAACAGAACCAAATATTTATTCGGTTGATTTGTCCGTTTATAATAGACCATCATTTGCTGAAGGATACACCAACGGCAAACGATGGATAAGCAGAGGCATAGATAACCTATTTCCTATTTATCTTATTGACCTTTACAATCAAGGCAACACGCATGGAGCAGTAGTAGATGGTAAGATAAGTTATGGAGTAGGAAGGGGATTGTTTATTAATCCTGAAAAAGCTAATATGATTGAAGTTGCTAAGGCAATGCAATTTTTAAAGCGACCTAATCCATTTGAAAGTTGGGATGCCTTAATTAAAAAGACTTGGACTAACTTTGAGATACATAACTCTTATGCGTTTGAGATATTAAGAAACCAATTTGGCAAACCTATTGAGGTTTATAATATAGACATAGATAGGATTGCAGAAGACAGAAACGATAGTTCTGTTTATCTTTATTCTTTAGATTGGGAAACAAGATTCTCAACACCTATAAACCGACAAACTAATTTTAATCCTAAAATATTAGAACTACCAAAGTATGACCCAAAGGTAATTCACGATAGATGTATTTTGGTTCATTACGAACCAAGACCCGGTATGAAGCATTATTCATTACCACCTTACATTAATGCCTTAGAAGCTATTGAAGAAGAAATAGAGATAGCTCAATTTCATCTTAACAATGTTAAGAACGGTTTTGTTGGTGGCACGATGGTTAATTTCTTAAACGGTAATGCAACCGATGCAGAGAAAGACCAAATAGAAAAAAGATTTAATGCAAAGTTTGCCAACGGGAACGGGAGTAAAATACTTTATAATTTTGCAGACGGTAAAGACCAAGCAGCCGAAGTTTTACCATTACAACCAAACACTTTAGATAAGCAATTTGAACTAAGAGCTAAGGCAGTTCCTGAAAACATAATTATAGGACATAGAGCAGTAAGTGGAATGTTATTTGGTATTAAGACCGAAGGACAATTAGGAGGTAGAACCGAGATATTAGAATCATACGAACTATTTAAAGAAACTTACGTAAAGCCAAGACAAGATACTGTTTTAGGTTCTGTAAATAAGATATTTGAAATATTTGGATTAAGTCCAATAGTAGAGGTTAAAGAACTGAAACCTTTAGCTAATATTCTACCATTAACGGAATCTACTATTGCACAAATAGTGCCTAAACAAGTTCTATTGGATTATGTTACTGAAATGTATGGATTAACTATACCTGAAGCAGTACAACCCGTTAAATTAAGCGAAACAAAGCCTTTTTATTTTGAAACAGTAGGTGAAAGTGCAGACAATTATGAAGAAATAGAGTGCCATCACGTGGAATATGGAGAAGATTTAAGCCCTATTTTTAAGTATAATGAGCAGGAATTTATCAAATTAGCAGAAGAAGATGAGAAAACAACAGGCACAACAACTGGGAACATACCTAAAATAGAGCCAAAAACACCTAAATTAAGCCCTTTAGTCATCAAATATAGGTATGGATTAAGACCAGATGCACCTGCATTATTGAGTGAAAGTAGGGAATTTTGTCAAAAAATGATGAGTTTAAACAAACTCTACACAAAACAAGAGATTGAAGGAATCAAAAACGATATGGATAACTTTGATATTATCAATAATTCAAGTGCGTGGTTATATCGTGGTGGTTGGTATCGTGACCCGAATAAAGAGGTGGCAGTTCCTTTTTGTAGGCACATTTGGAATCAAGTAGTAGTAAGACAAAAGTAATGGCAGTAGTATATTTATTAAGTGCAGCAGATTTTAAGACTTATACACCCGTTCACGGTAACGTGGATGATAAGTTTATCCAACAATCTATCTTAGCTTGTCAGGATATGTATGTCGTTGAAATAATAGGAACAGACCTTTACAACAAGTTAATTACTGATTGTCCAAACGTAACTGGTAACTATAAGATTTTACTTCAAGACTATTTGCATAAAGGAATGAGGTATTGGATTATGGCTGAAATTGGAAGCATCCTATCAAGAAGGTTTACCAACATTGGATTCCAAGAAAAGTACAGCGAAAATTCAAGCAATGTAGATAGAGAAAATCTGTTAAGTGATTACGGCAATATGATGAACAAAGCTGAATACTTTGCAGACAGAACAAGAAAGTACCTTTGTGCAAATGAAACTTTATTCCCTGAATATTTAACTTCGGGAACAAAAGATGATGACATACTTCCAAAAAAGGATTTGTTTAAAAGTTCAATTTACTTAGGAGGTATCAGACGTAATTATTCAAACTTTGAAAGAATAGATGATGATGATGACTGTTGTTCGTAAACAAAGAGAAATAAATAAAGGTAGAGGTAATAGTAAGAACAAAGAAAATCTTGCCAAATTAGAAGCATATATAAAACTAAATGACATTAAATCAGATTTTCAAGATAATAGAAGGATTTGCAAATAGTCACAGTAATATTAATACTGTAATATTTGGTGCTAATTCTGAAATTGACAACTCTGATGTTGATGGGATTTTAATGTGGTATGACGTAAGTCAGGGAAACACAGATGGAACACAATTAAATTATAGCTTTGAGTTAGCGTTTTTAGACGTTCTTAACCCTGATTTAAGCAACTTAAAAGATATAATGAGTGATACACTTCAAGTTGCTCAAGATATTTCCTCTGCGATATATAATTACGATGGTGAAATTGAATTTGACTTACCAAAAAAGAGTTCAATACAACCAGTAGAGCATAAATATTTATCGGATTACGCAGGACATACTTTATCTTTTACAATAAATACACCTTATGAGTGGAATGAATGTTGGATACCTGAAAGAACAACACCAACACCAACACCACAACCTTTGTTTACTGTTTATGACAATAATTTAGTATTTGTTGGAACGGTAGCAGGAGATGACTTACAAGTAATAGCAAAAGACACCAACCTTAATATAATAAATGCAACATACACCTTAGTAGGTAATGTATTAACTTTGTCAAATATTCCAACAGGGTTAGTAGACTATATACTTACACAAGATGGAGGATTCTTATTGCAGCAGGATAGTAGCAAATTAGTAATAAATTAAAAATAATGGCAGATAAAAAAATAACCGAATTAAGTGCAATAGTAACCATCGCAAATGATGATGTATTTCCTATTGTGGATATAAGTGATAACACCACTAAGAAAATAGATATTACACAGATTAAGGCACAATCACCTGTTCAATCCGTTAACTCTAATATTGGCGTTGTTGTATTAACTAAAACCGATATAGGACTTAGTAACGTAGATAATACTTCGGATGCTAACAAGCCTGTTTCTACTGCAACACAAACTGCATTAGATGGCAAGGTAGATGAGAATGCTGCTATTACGGGTGCAACAAAGACAAAAATAACATATGATGCCAAAGGACTTGTTACGGCAGGTGCAGATGCAACCACAGCCGACATTGCAGCAAGTACCAATAAGAACTATGTAACGGATGCACAAGCTACCGTAATAGGTAATACAAGTGGAACTAATAGCGGCAATCAGACATTAGCAAATACATCAGATTCTACTTCGCACACAACAACTTTATCTGCAACAGGTGGAAGTGTAAAATTAGTAGAAGGTAGCGGTATAACTTTAACAACAACGGGAACAACTGCCGATGGAATAATAACTATTGCTTCAACGGGTGGCGGTGGAAGTGGAACGGTTACAAGTGTAGGGGTTTCGATGCCGAGTGCTTTTAGTGTTGCATCTAGTCCGATAACAACAAGTGGCACAATAGCAATAACAGGAGCTGGAGTGGTTTCTCAATATGTAAGGGGCGATGGTTCACTTGCTAACTTCCCACAATCAAGTGGTGGTGGTTCTTCAGTATCTTACTATCTTAATGGTTCGGTAGCTCAAGGAACTTTAGGTGGAGTAGCTTTTAAAGAATTAAATAAAACACCTATTATCGGAGTTGGAACTGATTTTACAATTTCATCCAATGGTTATATTCAAAGTTTTATTACCGATGCAAATGATCCCAATCAATTATTAATACCAGGAGGTAATTGGAATTTTGAAGCATATTTTAGTGCATCTTCAAGTGGTGGCTCACCAAGTTTTTATGTAGAATTATATAAATACGATGGTACTAGTTTAACATTAATTGCAAGTAATTCAGCAACACCTGAAAACATTACAGGAGGTACAGCTATTGATTTATATATAACAGCTTTAGCAGTTCCACAAACTGTATTAACTTTAACTGATAGGTTAGCAATTAGATTTTATGTTAATAATAGTGGTCGCACAATTACATTACATACTGAGAATAGTCATTTAGGTCAAATAATAACAACTTTTACAAGTGGCTTAACAGCTTTAAATGGATTAACCGCACAAATACAATCATTAGCAACGGGTACTACAGGAACTGATTTTAATATATCTTCGGCAACTGCAACTCATACTTTTAATTTGCCAGATGCAAGTGCTTCAAATAGGGGTGCATTATCTTCTGCTAATTGGAGTACATTTAATGGGAAACAGGATGCTTTAGTAAGCGGAACAAGTATTAAAACTGTAAATTCTACTTCATTACTTGGTTCAGGAGATGTTGCAGTTCAAGCAACTATAACGGGTGCAGCAACTACAATCACAACAAGTGATTTAACAGTTTCAAGAGCATTAGTATCTAACGCAAGTGGCAAGGTTGCAGTAGCAACAACAACATCAACGGAGATAGGTTATGTCAATGGGGTTACTTCAGCCATCCAAACACAAATAGATACAAAAAGTGCAAAACTAATAACTACCAACCGACAAACTGCAAGTTATACTTTAGTAATTGGCGATGCAGATAAATTAGTTGAGATGAATGTTGCAAGTGCCAACAACTTGACAATTCCTTTAAATAGTTCAGTTGCATTTGCAACGGGTACACAAATACTTTTGGCACAATATGGAGCAGGACAAACAACGGTAGTGGCAACGAGTGGAGTAACAATAAGAAGTAGTGGTGGTAAATTAAAATTAAATGTTCAATATAGCGGTGCAACTTTAATTAAAATAGCCACAGACGAATGGTATTTATTTGGCGATATAGCAGCATAAATTATGATATTAGCAAGTAACGGAATATTAGCAAGTTCAATCCAAAGTGGTGTAGATGCAGATTATGCAGCATTTTATAATAGGGTAATTGCCGCAGGTGGTTCATTGAATGCAACCGAACAAAGTGCAACATTGCAACTTGTTTTAGATTTAAAGTCCTATGGTATTTGGGCAAATATGAAAGCCATTTACCCAATGGTAGGGGCAAGTGCCGCAGCGTGTGCTCAAAATTTGAAGAGTTCAAGTTTTACGGGAAGTTTTACTTCGGGTTGGACTTTTGCAAGTACGGGAGCAACACCAAATGGTACAAGTGCATATATGGAAACTAATTTTAATTCAAGCACACACGCAAGTACAAATAGTGGGTGTTTGGGTTATTATTCAAGAACAAATAATGGTCCTCAAAATATGGTTGAAATGGGTGCTTTGGCTACAAATTATTTTTTTATGCACGTTTGTTTGAGTAATACATTTTACATAATGCCAAATACTATTGCGGCAGTAGGATATATAGCAGTTACAAATACAAATTCTTCAGGATTTTATCAAGGATTTAGAACAAGTGCAACAGCGATAGGAGGAAGAAGAAATTCAACAAGTTATTCAGGAACAGTAGCATTCGGAAGTGTTAATCTTTCAGTTTATTTAGGTGCAAGGCACGTTGCGGCAGGTGGCGAATATTACACTAATAGAGAATGTGCATTTGCTTATATGGGAGATTCATTAACGGACACCCAAGCAGGTAATTATTATACTGCGGTTCAAGCATTTCAAACATCACTTTCAAGAAATGTATAAATGATAGGATATATTTTAACACCCGAAGAAAAAGACCAAGTACAAGGTCAATATTATACCCAATATCAATTTTTAAATTGTGTTCAAGACATTAACGGAGTTTGGTATTTAATGCTTACTGATGAAGATACACCAGAAGTTGAAGCAAGTCAATATGCTTGGGTTTTAGATTTACCACAAGGAGAATATACACCACCTTTACCACCACCATTCCCACCAACCGAATAATGATAGAATTAGAAGACCTAAAAGTACTTGGGGCAAATGTCCTTTGTTTTATAACGATAAATACGGCTGACCTAAATATTCTATTGCAGACAATTTTATTGTTAGCTACAATAATATATACATTAGGAAGAACTCTTAACGAATATAAAAAATACAAAGCAACTTTAAAGAAATAATATGATAAATTTAATATTACTAATAATTGCCAGTGTTATGGCTTTTATTTTAATGCCAATCTCTTTAGTTTATGGATTAATTCGTTCTATCTTCCACAAAGGTTTAAGTTATTATTTTTGGCAGTGTGCTTTAAGTATTGACCAAACAGGAAATACTGTATGTCAATTTCTATTTAATGACTTTATGATTAAACCAAATGGACACAGATGCGGAAACCCTGATGAAACGGTAAGTTATGTATTAGGAATGAACAAAGCCAAAGGAACACTTTATCCTTTAGGTTCAGCCATTGCTTGGATTTTAAATAAAATTGACCCATATCATGTTGAAAAAGCAGTTAAAAACGAGCAGTAAAGCAATAAGACCTTTTACCCGAAAGGCAATAGTAAGCCAAACTCCTGATTGGGCAAAATGGACATTTAGAATAGTATTTGCTATTACGGGTGTAGCAACTTTTATCATAGCAAGCGACCCAAGTATTGAAGACACTTTAAAAGTTCAAATAGGTGTTTACTTAAAGGGTGTAGATATGTTTGTGTTTACCTTGTCTAAGATGTTCGGCGTGACTAAGTAATGGATGAAGAAGAAAGACCCGACACAACTTGGACAGACGGTAACGGATATTGAACCTTACGATGACTTTAATTATTACCCTGATTAATTTATGATAGAAAAAGAAATAGAATCAGCACTAAATAAAGTTAAAGAAGTTTACGGTGTAAATTACGCCAAGAGATTGGAACAACTATTTAGAAATGAAACTGCACATTTTAAGTCGGGGAACTTCTTAAAAACTTTAAGTCCAGGTATGGAGGTTGGTGCAAAAGTTATATATCCTTATGGGTGGAGTTCTTTGTTTGAATTTTGGGAAAATAATCCGCAATACAAACCAACAGGAACACACAGCCAAGCCGAAAACACATCAGCATTAGCAAAAAAAAGAGGTGTAAGAACTTTTATTAAGTTTGGTAGCGTGGAAGCAAGTATGATGACAGTTGCACATCTGATTAAATTAAGAGGTGGTAATTTTGGTGCTTGGTTTAGCAAGAATGCAGTTCAGCAGTTAGCATATAACCACGAACTTGATAAAATTAAAGTAAGAATTGTTAAAGATTAATTATGAAAGAAAAATTTAGTTATTATTTAAATGTATTTTTAGCGGTTGGGCTTTTTTTATTCGTGTTTAAATACGGTTGCAACCCTGAATACAAAGATAGACCGATTGTGATTAATGAAGTAGCTGATTCAAATGCTATTTATGACCATTTAGAGAGCGAATACAGCAATCAAATCATAAAGTTGTATGATAGTATAGAATATTTAAATAAGAACGTTAAAACAGCTAAAACGATATACAAGACTAAAATAGTTCAAGTTTGGGCAGATTCAGTTGTTACTACCAATGAATGTTCTGAAGTAGTTGAACAGGCAAATGCTATAATTTTAAGTCAGGATACACTAATAAAAGTACAAAGTCGTAGTTTAA